GCGACAGTCGTTTTGTTTGCTAGTCCTTTGGGTCGTCCTGGACCCGCTTTTCCTAGGTTTTTGAAACCACCGCCCATTAGAAGCTCTTTCGATAGTTCACGCCCAGACCCGTTACCCCGCCCGTGATCGGCTGGCTCTTGGGCTTGCCAACGTAGCCTTCAACATACGGAGCGATCGACGAGGTGCTGTCTATCGGGACATCGAAAGACAATTGACCGCCGCCGAACATTCCGCCGCTGCCCTGGCCCCCGCCGCCAGAGAATTTAAGATTCCGCAGAATCTTGTCGATCTCGGTTTCTTCTTTTGCGTTTCCGAAGTTTGGCGATTTGCCGCCATAGGACTTCAGAGCGTCAACAAGACGTTGTGCATCATCCATTACTCAAAAAACTCCGCAGCTTCGTCCAGCACGACTTCTTCCACGGCTTCTTCAAATCCGCAAGTGCAAGGGCCATCATCATTAGTGGCACATTCTTCAGGATGTCCTTTTAATTGCATTTTAATCTCCGTTATTTCTTGTTTCTTGCACTAATCGCCGCGGCTTTGCTCTTCGCATCGCTTTTGCTACTGGCTCCCCATGCCCTCAGAGCCAAAGCCAGCCTCGTCGGATCGCCATCAGGTTCAACCATCGGCCCTGGCATACCGCCCATTCTGGCGAGGAAAGAGGCCCTGCGTGGGTTGTCGCCTTCCTTTACAGGAGCCTTTAGCGTTCCACCTGTTTCGGCCTTGTAACTGGCGCGTCCCTTTGCATTTAACCCGCCGGCAGGGTTCTTGCCTTCTTTGCGTTGCCATGCTGCGCTCATTTCTTCGCGGTTTTTGCTGACTGCTTGAAGTCTGCCGCGGTCGGTGCGCCCTTGCTGCCAGGCTTGTTCATCTTCTCGCCAGAACCGGCTTTGATCCGCTCCTGCTTTGCGTTAATGTTTGCATACAAGCCCTGCATCTTCTTCAAACCTTCATTGTGCGGCATAGCGTTTCTCCTTTCGCATCGGACCGTAAAGCATACGGTTTTTCGAGTCGTACCATTGATTCGAGTAATCGCAGAATTCGTAATACGAGAGATCTGGGATGCCCAGCGTGAAGTGAGCGATCTTCGTGTCTGTGTTATCCATCTCTCCGACCAACACGTTCCAGCAGTTCGGCAGCTCACCAATCCGCGAATCCTCCAGCCAACCGAAACGGTGCAGATGCTCACCCGACTGCTTGCTGACGTATTCCGTAGTCAACAGCCTGTTCGGGAAATGCTCGCAATTCCACAGGATCAGACTTGACCAGTTTTTGCGCGGATAGCTGCGATTCTTGCTTTCGTAGTCGCTGCCAATGAATTTTTTGGAGTGCTTAGTCTCGTAGTCGTGTTTGACGACCTGGCAACTCAGGCTCGGATCAAACAACTCGGCGAGCTCTGCAATGTCTGCCAGCATGAGCATATCGGACGCATCGAGGTAGATTGCATGGCCCTTGAACCCGCACATCTCTGGGACAAGAAACCGCGAATAAGTGAACGATTGTGTCCCGTCCCGCTGCATTCCCTGAAGCGGAATGATCTGCAAGTCAATCGATGACTGCTCGATCAATGACTGACAGAAAACGTGGAAGCCGATCGCCTCCTTCGGATCGTAGCCGCAGAACACTTTCAGCACGGAGCCCTCATTATTTTGTCAAACGCATTGCTTTTACCACAGTTTCTACGCCTTGGGTATCCCTAACCAACGCTTTCGCCCCTTGCCAGCTTTTAGCCCACTCCAGCTGCAAGTCGTTTTCTTTACCGTTGCCGGACTTAATTTCCACCAGCCAGGTAATCCCTTGCGTTGCCACCAGCAAGTCAGGAACCCCTTTTCCCACCGCCGCCAGAGACAAGACGCTGCACCCCAGCTTGCAGAATGCTGACACGATCAGAGCGTGGTTACTGTCTACCCGAGCCGCTCGCCGCATAAATCCTTCGTTTTCAACGTGCGCTTCGGTCGGGCATCGATGCAAGTTTGTCGCCATTGCAACACTTCTGCCAAGTCCCAACGGGTAACCGTGCCTTTTTGAATGACTGGCGCTGGGAATTCCCCATCGTAGATCTTGCGAAAAATTGTGCTTTTAGAGAATCCGGCAATTTCGAGAACCCGGCGAATTGGGATAAAACTTTGTGGCGTTTTTTCATCAATAACAGAATCCATTTTGCCTCCGTATCCAATGACCCAGCACCATGCTGCATCACGTTACGACTAGATTCTGCTTTTCAACTCTTGCAAATGTTGAAGTGATAAGTAGCTACTTAATCTTACCGTAAATTCTGGGCGCATAATTCCCTCGTCTTTTCCAATAATTCCATCTCAGTCCCGTACCGAGCCTCGAATTCTCGGCGCCAGGGATGCCGACTGACCGCTTCGGGCGTGTTTATCAGCCCCCTGTGATGTATCTGGCACAGTCCCAGCACATAATCCTCACCAAGCCGTCTAGAACCGCTCAGGATGTGATGGATCTCGCAGGGGCTATCTACCCCCTCACCTTTGCACACAATGCAGCCTAGATCGCGCGCAAGGGCTTGAAACGCCTTTTGCTCTTTTGTCATGGGATCATACTTTCAGGGGCTGGAATCTTGATGCCGGCATGATGCGATGCAGCATTGAGCCAATCAAGCCATTCCGAGAACCGCTTTTTACCGTAGCGGCTTGTCCTCCTGCCGAGCATAACCATGCCGCCCTCGAGTCCTGGCGAGATCCGTGGAGAAGTTTCGCCTTCAAAAGCCGCCGTCAGGATGTCTTTCCATTCTTCGTCCGTCAGCGTGGTCATCGCCCCGTTAATGGGCCATTGCTTCTGCGCGGCCCACGCTTGCAGGATGGGCCATTGCGCGGCGTTCTGTCCCGCGTTGCGTCTTTCCTCACAGACAAGGCAAATCATGCTCTCGCCTCGAGCAATTTGTAATCGTGGAAAACCACGCCCAGACTCGCATCCCCGACCTTGCATGATCTTACCCAGACCTGCTTGCCGGACAGGTTGCGCCAATGTCCTCGGCGGTCATGCAGTCTCGGGCTGGCATGGGTTCCGCCTTGAGAAACCGTTTTCTCTTGTTTCGGTCCAATTTCTACCGTTGTCCAGTCAAACGAAATCGCTGATTTTCCTTTTGCCTTTCTCTTTTTATTGATAAACGTATTTTTTGGCGTTGCTCTATAGCCAGTCGATGCGTTGACTAATTTGCTTAACGTCGCAACAACCATGCGATGTACCGGCATCAATTCATCATAAGTCACTTCTTTGTTTTTCCGGTAGAGGCTGATTCCCTTGTCATGCTGCACATACGCATACGGCTCAAAATAGGATTTGTGCCACATCGAACCGCCGCTTACCGTAACGCTGTTTTCGCCTTGTACCAGCCATAGACAAAAATCTTTACCCGTTGAATCTAATCCGGCGATGCCGGTACGTGCGAAAGGGAGGTGCATCACGGTATCCGCGGGGACGCTTTCCTCCTGAGTGGGAGGCATTTGCCCAACGTCAAACCACATCGCGGATTCTGGCTCCGGAGAAAACCGGACAGCCTTTTGAATTAACGGAGTCATGTTCCCCCCCACGAGTATTGAGCAACCCGTTTCCCGCTGTTCGTCGTAATCGTCGAGGTCAGCACGGGCCAGCCCATGCGCTTCAGATCGCCCATCCGTTGCGACAGCGCGTAGCAGCCGTACTGCGTCAGGGCTTGGGCCACCGTCAGTTTTTCGCCTCGCTGCAAGGCTTGCAGGAGCGTTCCTAGCTGCGTCCCTGCGGCTGGCATTGTTCCACGTGAAACGGATTTCAGCCAATCGGGGCGCTTGTCGATGTTTACCTTGCCTTCGACAATCCGCAGAACGCGGAGATCTGGGCCAAATAATTCCCGCATTTCGTCCACAAACGCTGCCGATTGCGGTGCGGCGGCGCGGAGTTCGTCCTTGGTCATACGTCGATCTGCTTGTCGTAGTAATTCGCTATACCTACGGGCTTGAGAATTTCGTGATACCTGCCCGTGATCCGGTCGTATCGAAGTTCTGCAATGCCAACCTTGCCAACGTGCTTAAAGCGGATCTTCTGCACATGAACCTCGACCTTTGCATTATCGGGATCGTCCAGCGCCCTCCAGACCGTGATCGCGTTGTCGGCCTTATTCCACCAATGCTGTGATCCGCTAATGCTGTCGGGGCGCGGTATCGGCAACTTCCCGTTGTCATCGCGGCGCAGCTTTTGGGGATGGGCAACAATCCAAACGTGAACCCGCGCAGCCCTGGCCCACGAGCGAACGTGCGTAAGGGTTTGACTGACGTACTCAGTTTCGGACATATCGCGGGGGCGTAGATGCTCAATCTCGTTCCACGGGTCAATGACCAGCCCGCGCTTAACGCTGGCATCCTTCCACCCGCCCTGAACCCGAAAATGCGCCTCGGCAGCGTTGAGGATTTCGTCAATGCAAAAAGAAGTCTGCGTAGTGTCGGACGATGGACATAGGAACGAAAACCAGCCGTCCATATCGCCGATGGCATCAGCAACCTCCTGCTTCGTGGCGCGTGACGTAGGGCCAGCGCCAAAAGGTTTGGAAAGGTACTTCTCCACAAACTTCGCAACGTGGATCTCTGTCGGTTGGTTCTCAGGCGAGAAAATGGCAAACTTCCACCCCTGCTTGCCAAGGTTCAGCAGGAGCGCATCCAGCCATTCCGACTTTCCAGATCCGGGCCAGCCGGTAAGGATCGTCATCTGTCCAGGCATCACGGTGTAAAGCTGGTCAACGCTGGGCCAGCCGGTCTTGTCCCCAGAGGGCATCCCCTCGTCCCATAGGCGGGAAAGCAATCCGCCGAAGTCGGTCGGGGTACACCCTGCAAGCGGGTTTTTGGCGATCAATTTAGCCGTGCGGATAGCGTCTTCATTCATACCGCGACCCTCCGAGGTTGTACGGGAACTGCCGTGACCCCGTCCTCCCAACGCTTACCGTTCAACCACGTTGCGGCATGGGGGATAAACGAACCACCTTCTTTGCGCCATTGCTCACAGGCGGATTGCTCAGCTACAGCCCTGCAAATGCGCTCTGCAAGTAAATCGTCTGGCTTTACCTTCTGCCACGCCTTCCATGCCGATGCCTTTGCAATCTTCCGGGGATAGGCTTGCCAGAAACGCTCAAACACGCCGCTTGCGGCGGAAAGGGTTTTCTTTGGTGGTTGGTGGTTGGTGTTTAGTGGTTGGAGGTTGGTGGTTGGAGGTTGTATCGCCTCAGGGTCGATATACCTATCGGTAGACCCATCGGTATACTCATGGGTATACCTATCGGTAGACCAACGCTTGTGGGCTGAGTCTGCCCCCGACTTCCTTTGCTTGTCGATGATGGCTTGAGCCTTGGTTATCTCATCGGCTGCGCGTGGGTTGCGGCGTAGTCCGTCTGAGCAAGACGGGAAGAAACGATCCGCCACCACCTTGACCGCATCCTGCTCGGCTTTGGTCATAGCTCGGCACAGGCGATAAAGGCCATCGTAAGCACATGGAAGCCCCGCCTCCGTGCTGTAACTGATGTCCAGCAGGACCGTGTACGCCCCATGCTCGGCAAGGGACAGGTCGGCTGTCTTGTTGGCGTAGTCGCCCATAAAACGGCGATAGTAGTTCAAACCCCGCACTCCAACGCAATGCGGCGCATGGCAGCTTGATATTCTTGTGGTGTGGCTTCTGGGTTAGCTTTCACCCAGTTGGCCTTCTTGCGTTCGTATTCGGCGTATGAATACATTTTTTTACCTCCTTTTAAGGTTAAAAATCGATGCGCCATCACCCAGTAAAAGGCTGGGATCAGCTTGCGTGGTCTGCCGACCAACGCATCACTTGTGATCATAATGGTTTTCCAGTCCGTTGCAACTTTTTCCTCCGCTTGTACTTAGCCTCATCCACCACCAGCTTGCCGCCGGTCATCACCTGGAGCCGGTACGCTGCACCTCTGGCAACGACCGTTCCCCAAGCGTAGACCGCCTGCCTGCTGATTCCTAAAGTGTCAGCGATTGCTTGCCGACTCCCAAAATGTTGCACCGCGTCAAGTGTTTTCATGTGACCACAATACACCCGATAAATTTATTTGTCAAAAAGAGTTGACATGACAAGATTACTTGAATTACTATGAGTCATCGCAGCAAACAACCGGAGAAACAAAATGCAAGACTTCCTAATCATCCACGCCGAATTTTCTGCTACCGAATTTACGATTGAACCGGCAAGCGAGAGAGGGGTAAAAGAATTCCAGCGCAGGTTTGGCGAATGCTGCACTTCGATCAACGTGCGAAAGTCGCATTTGCCGCACTACGTTGGAGAAATTCAACGCGCAGGGTTTTCGATTTCTTGATTCCTCTGCCCCTGCTCTGCGGGGGTTTCGGAATACGCAGCCAGAGCGAGTCTGGCGAATAAACGGAGGCAATATGAAATACATGACAGAAGGAATGAAGGTTCGCTCAGCGTTTGCTGCCGCACTTCAAAAAGATGCCATGTTGACTATTTTGATAGACATAGAAAAACACTTGGCAAGCGGCGCATCACTACACGCTGGTTCATTAATTTTTGAAACAGATGCTCCTGCCATTGATGTGATCCGTCACGCAATTGAGGTGGCAGCATGAGCACACAGAACGAAGCCCACGGGGACGAGGACCAGCGCAGAGAATTGACCGAGCGAGAACTAGAACTCGCGCTTGAAGAAATCGTTGAATGCGTTCTTGACTACGGTCAATGGCCCCAGAAAGGCCGGGCCAATTTTGATTTGTACGATTGGTTGATGGAAAACCGCGATCCCAGCTACGCATGGGAAATGTATTTGTGTGCTGTCAGCGACAACAGCTACGCGATTGAAAATCGCATCAGGCGCGAACGGGCTTCGGTCGAGGCGATGCTTACTAAGCACCTACAAGGTTCCGACATCGTGTCTGACCTTGCAAATCAACTCGCAGCGGAGGACGAATGAGCATCAGCGATATCGTGTCTTACGTTTGCGCCTTCGGAGCGATCGTATGTTTCCTAATCCTAATTTGGGGCAACAATGAATAAATCAGAAAGCATTGCAGGGCTGGCGGCAGCGTTGGCAAAAGCGCAGGGAGCCATGAAAGGCGCGGTTAAAGACAGCGCCAACCCTTTCTTCAAATCAAAATATGCGGATCTGGCTTCGGTGGTCGAGGCGATTCGCAGCGCGTTTTCTGCTAACGGCCTGAGCTACGTTCAAACAGTCCAATCGTCAGATCTGGACGAAGTGCGAGTCGAGACAATGATCCTGCATTCGTCGGGCGAGTGGATCTCCTGCGGGGTCTTGGCGCTGCCAGTCAGCAAAAATGACGCACAGGGATACGGCAGCGCCCTTACTTATGCTCGTCGTTACAGTTTGTCGGCTGCGGTCGGAGTCGCACCCGAGGATGACGATGGCAATGCCGCAGTAGCAGCTAAACCCAACGCAAAGGACTGGAGCAAACATTCGGAAGCCTTGGGCGCAGCAACAACGCTCAACGCTCTGCAAAAGCTATTCACGCTTGCCTACAAAGAGGCCCAGCGGGACAACGACACGATGGGCATGGCAACGCTCACGATCGCCAAGAACAAGCGCAAAGAGGTTCTCCAGCGTACCGAGGGTTTCCTCGAGGGTAGCCAATGAGCACTCAGGGGACACCGGAGTGGCTCGCGGAACGTGCTGGCAAAGTTACCGCCAGCATGGTTTCGGCAGTTTTAGCAAAGCCAGAAACGGCTGGATATCGGGATTACCAAGCCCAGCTTGTCGCTGAGCTCCTGACCGGCAAGCCGCAAGGCTCGGATTACACCAACGCGCACATGGCATTCGGGACTGAAATGGAACCCCTTGCCAGAAGTGCGTACGAGGCGGAGACAGGGTTTTCTGTGGACGAGGTAGGGTTTTGTCAGCATCCGACTATCGAACGCGCTGGAGCGTCTCCAGACGGTCTGGTGGGCGATTCTGGCTTGGTAGAGATCAAATGCCCGAAAGTCGCTACCCATCTGGCTTACCTAATCGCCGGAATTGTTCCGGTGGGGTATAAAAACCAGATGATGTGGCAAATGGCCTGTACGGGTCGAAATTGGTGCGATTTCGTTAGCTTCAGGCCCGATTTGCCCGAGCATCTGCAACTGTTTATTGTCCGTTTTAAACGTGATCCAGCGCGGATTCTTGTACTGGAAACCGCGGTGGTCGCCTTTTTGGATACCGTGGATAAAATGTTATCTCAACTCAAAAAGGTCTAAAAATGCACATTTCAGTCACTTGGCACGATAAGCAGTTCAACCTCGACCTTGCATCTGCTGAAGGCAAAGAGGCGTTCCTTTCGATCAAAGGTTGCCGCCTAGTCGAATCCAGCAAAGGCGAATTCATCAGCTTCCCTAGCCGCAAGAATGAGCAGACAGGGAAATACTGGAACCACGTCTGGGCGAACGCGGCTTTTCAGTCCAAGGTGATTGAGGTTGCAAAAGCCTCTCAGCCTGTTGTTTTGGCGCGTCCTGCTGTGTCGCATCCCATTGATGATCAAATTCCGTTCTGACATGACTGCCGCCGAAGCAATCCGCAGGGCCGAAAACATCTTGGCAAAAGATTACCAAACGTTTAGCACCGCCGAGGCAAGGGAGATCATGGCTGGATTACTTGCGGCACTAGACGAGAAAACATTGGAGAAAACAAAATGACGACCGATGAAAAGCTAGCAGCCGCCATCGAATGGCTCGACAACCGCTGGGTTTTGCATCCTGAGAATAGGGTTCCGAAACTCAAAGAGCCTTTACCGGAGGTCTTTACTTGGACTCCGAAAGTCTTGAAAAAGGGCAAGAAATGAATAGCCACCCTACCCCACGGGAACGCCTAACTGGAGGTGTGAGATGGAATACGACAACATTCAAAAAGTAAAACAGTTGGATTTCGACCGCCTTGATATGCTTGTTAGCGAGCGACTCGGTGCGCTTAAAATCTACGCGCAGAACATTGGTAAGACTGAGTCTGATGTACACGATGCGATCTGCCGCGACCTAATACTGCCCTGCGTTTATCTGCTGGCGCAGTTCCTTGAGTCCGTGAAGATTGGTGAGGAGGAGGAGAAGAAATGAACGACTTGCGCGAGTGGCTCCTTGACAGGATCGACGGCGGCGAGGAAATGAGGGGCGAGGACGGCCTGGTGAGCAACTTCATCCGCCAGATCGACGCGCAAGATGCCGAACTCGCTGACCTCAAGCAGCGCCTGTTGCCCCAGTTTCAAGGCCGCACACAGAGGGCCGAGCATGAGCGTGATGCGCTGCTGGAAGAACTGATTGTTCGCCGGACAACAATTGCCAACCTGCATGATGTGATTCACAGAATGCGGAAATCGGCCCCGTCCGCAACGGCAGCGCCCAGCGACATTGTAAAACGCATAGTGGAAGGGGGAGCCACACGGATTCTGTTTAAGGCAGACGGGTATTGCCCAAGTTGCGGACACAACCGGAATATTAGTTCTGTCAGTTCGATATACATGGGCGAAGGAAAACACGCTTGCCAGCTTTGCGGCACAGGGTGGCTGGAAATCAAGCGCCGCGATATGAAAGGGGAGCCGGTCGAGTGCGGCTACGACCGGACGGCAAGTCTCAACGCAGGGCATTACGTCTGCCTGTGCGGGGGAGCCTGTAGTTCCCCCACCACACGGGAGCAACCATGATTGCCCCTTACGCGAGGGGAGCGATGATGGGCAATAATCAACGGGCAACGTGCGGCGTGGATAGCAGCGCCGATTCAGCAAAACCACACGGGTCGCAGGTAGCCAGTCCTGCCGTTGCCCACCCAATCGTTCCCATTGCAAAGGAGAGCGACAAGTGAAACCGTGGCCCGATTGGATTCTCTGGGCCATGTTTGTCTTGTGCCTGGTCGCTGGGTTTTGGATTGCTTTGATTTGACGTTGCGGGATCTGCTCCTATCACCCGTGGCGTTTTTGGCGGCTGGCTTGCACAGGTCAGCCGTTTTTTTTCTTAACTTTAGATCAACAATGACAAAACGAAAAGTGCCTGTAGAAATAACGTATCTACCATCTTGGCTTGCGCCGCCTAAACTCCCGTCTGCTGGCTGCGATCAAGTAACGATAATTCGGCAGGGTATAAACACGCCAGATCAGATCGAGAAGAAATACCAACGTGCTCGAGTTGCGCTCAGGATGCGGAAGCTATGAACAAGAACCCGCTACCGAAACTCTGCGGATCTTGCCAGATGAACCCCGGCGTTAAGCTGGTTCCAAAAGGACGGGGCGGCAGGATCAAGACCTGGCGCTGTCTGGGATGCCTAACCCGCCGCCAACCCAGTTGGATCAGCGGGAAATAGCCGCGTTCCCTGCTTGTCGATAATCAGCGCCATGTGACGGGGGGCCGCTGTAGCCAGGTTGGGGATGCTGATATGCGTCCAGCTATCCATTTCTCGTATAAGCTGGTCATAAGCCAGCCCAGAAGCCATCACAGCCCTCACCACCGCGTCTGGGGTCATGCCCGGTACTCTGATGTCCGCAGCGCAACCGAGCCTGTGCTGGCTCGTATCCTTGCTCCCTAAGGCATCATTGACCGCCTTGCTGCGGTAGGCCGAATTGACCACCACCGCCCTGCCGCCCAACACCTCGCGGACTTGCTCCAGAAACGCCGCCAGCCGGTGCAGATTGGCTAGGGCGGCGGCATCTGGAGTGTTGTCGAGCGTCCGGTGGTCGGTACGGGTCAGTTCCTCAAGCGAAAAATGCTCACTTAATTTCACGGTCTTCTACAGGCGCTTTCCACGATGCCGAGTTTTCAGTCAGCACTCGCAGCACAACCCCAACCGCGCCGATACAGGTCAGCAACGGCCCAAGCTGGGGAGCCAGCGCGAGAATTATTCCTGAGTGGTCGCTGACCCAGCCAACAACGCCAAGAGCGGTAACGCCCCCAGAAAACCACATCGTCTTACTTTGCAGCATAGCTTTGAGTAAGTACATTAGAAATTACCTCCAACAGGGTTTAGGACTCCAACCGGAGCATCGGTAACAATTGTCGATCCCATTTTTATGTGACCGTTGGTCAGCGGGGACTCATTGATCGGCCCGTAGCAGGACGCAAGTTGCGTCCCGTTGACCAGCTTGGTTTGCTTGACGCAAATGAAACTCCACATATTGCTCATCCCCTCTGTCTTGCTCAGGACAAAGGTGCGGTGAACTAAAGGAGCAACGGCCCATGTTGGTGCTTGTGGGGCTTCTGATACGGTGCTGAACAGCGACCAGACCTTCCCGGCGGGGGCATCGCAAGAGTTATTCATCAACGCACCGTTGGCTACACTGCGGCCTGTAAGTACCGGACAGACTGCCATCCCCTCTTGGAAAACCTTGCCTTTAACGGTGATCGTTTTGCCGGTGGGCATGGAGCCAGACGCAGCGCAGAGCGCATATTCGCCGTTGCAGATCATCAGATCGGCAGCAGAAACGCTGACCGGCAGCAGCAAGAGGAGGAGCAACTTTTTCATGTTTAGACCTTTAGGACAAGGTGGATGAGCAAGGCAATGATGAACCCAGCAACGGTAAAGCCGATATGTTCAATCCGTTTCAACCGGGCGTTGATCGTGTCGTAGCGCAGTTCACACACCGCCTCATGCGAGGTCAGACGAACATCCAATTCGTTGGTTGTAGCCATCATTCTTCTTTGACTACGGGCTTGGACAACTCATCAATCCTGCGCCCCGCAGCAGCCAGCAGCGCCCTCAGATGTACGACCTCATTCAGGGCTGCGTCACGCTGCATCTGCACAGCTTGCACAATGTCCTGCGGCTCGGTTTTAAGTTCTTCGCTCACGGGTGTTCCTTATGGGTTAGAAATTGATTGGAGCAGGCAGAGGGCTAGGGGGAGGTCACGGGTTAGCCCACCGTCACTACTGCTGTCCAAGTGCTTGAGTTGCTAGTGTTGACGTACATCCGGTCGTTTGCTCCAGTACCGTCCGTCCGCAAATAAAGTGTGCCTTTTGTCGCCCCACAAGTGGGTGCGCCGCTGCCAAACAAAATAGCAAGGCCACCACTCCCAATCAGAAATCCAGCGTTATTTGTGCCCCCAGCAGGCGTTGCGGTATTCTGCATCGCATGAATATATTGATTTGACGTTGCAATTCCCGTCACGCCGAGGGTTCCGGGGATGGTGACTGCGCCTGCGTTACTAACCGTCAGCAACGCAGACCCGTTTTTGTCAACGCGGAATGGGACTCCGGTAGCGCTTGCACCGAGGTTTACATACAGAC